TATTCTGTATAATGCAGAATTTGGTAAATCACATGTTTTATTTGTAGATTATTTTGGTATTGGTAGAGTTTATACACCATTGAATGTAGATGGTGAGTATTATCAAACTACAAACGGATTGATTAACCATAACTGTTCATTCTTAGGTTCTTCACAGACCTTAATTAATGCTGAAACATTGGAAAAATTAAGAGAAAAAGAACCAATTAGATATGAACACAATTATGATATTAAGATTTTTGAAGATCCAATCCCTGGTGTAATGTATGTAATGGGATGTGATGTTGGTACAGGTTGCCAAGGTGACTATTCAACTATACAAGTTATTAAGGTTTTATCAAGAAATAAGATGGAAGAAGTAGCTTGCTATAGAAACAATGAAGTAAGTCCTGAAGCATTTGCTGTACAAATTAAGTATTTGTCAGACAAATACAATGGTGCTTGGTATATTATTGAAAACCAAGACTCAGGTAAGAAAGTTTGTGAAGAATTGTGGTATAATCTAGAGAATTATAAATTGATTTCTACAGATGGACCAGGTAAACCATTAGGAACTAAGGCAACAAAACGTTCTAAATTGGATGCTTGTCTTGAATTGAAGAGATTGATGGATAATGATTTCTTAGAGGTTCATGACTCAGATACTATTAAGGAATTGTCACGTTTCGAAGAACAAGATGTAGGTAATGTATTTAAGGCTGCGAAAGGTAATCATGATGATACTGTATCAGCATTGTATTGGGCAGTATATGCAACAATGCAACCTGAAATTGACTTAGATACATGTAAACCTTCAGATGATAGACCAGTTGAAGAATATCCAGTTGATTATATGGTCATGCATAATCAGTCAAATGATTTCTGGGGTGATTTCTAATGCAGAAGACAACACCAAATTTAATTAAATTTTATATGGAGCCTACATTGGCAGTCGCCACACCTGAGAAAGTAACATGGCATAGTGATATGGCTAATGCATTTACATTAGGCGTATATAATTTTTTAACTAAATTGGATTTCTATTGGTATGGTCAAGTAGTAGGTCCAGGTACAACATCATATTCAATGGTAGGTAATGCTGGTATTGTGTTAACACCAATAACATTTACTTCAAATGATATTAGAGGATGTTGTATTGGAACTACTACAATTATTAACTTGTTCACATTATTAGGTAGTAAATTAGAACAAACATTACAAGTAGCATTAGGTCATAAAGTTGGTGAAGTATTTAGTCCATATATATTAACACCAATTCAAGTAAAGTTTATGTCTAAGAGAGGAAGTGTATTAGCACACTTCACTAAGACTGGTCAAGAATGTTATGCATATATGCAAAACTTTGATACAGAACAACAAGTTCAAGGTAAAACAATCTTTTATGATGTTTTTGATAAATTCTTAGTTAAAGCATTTAATGGTTTATTTTGGATGGGTATTGCTAGTGGTCCTACTTCTTCAGGTGGTGTTATGACTGGACAAGGCATAATTAAACCCATGGTTAGTATATCAGGTGAAATATGAATTATTGGAAAATAGAATTTAATGATTTGCCTTCATTAGGGCAGTATTATAATGAAGATACTGAAATACGTATCAGAACTATGACAGTTCGTGATGTAAAGTATTTGGCTACATTTAATAAGAAAAATGCAACTACTATTACAAATGAATTATTGAATAGATGTTTGAAATTAAAGCATCTTAAATTTGAAGATATATTGTTAGCTGATAGAGAATATTTGTTATTCTGGTTAAGAACTAACACATTTATTCGTTCATCAGGTTATCAAATAAAAATACCTGAATGTCCAACATGTAAAAATTCTATTGAACAAGAAGTTAAATTGAATTCATTTAAAACTGATTACATTAAATCTAAAGCTGATATGTGTTTTTTAGATGGATTGAATATAACAATTCCATTAAAGCATCCAACTATTAAAGATTTGAATGATGCACGATTAGTTGAGAATGATGAATTTTTAGATTTAGCTTTGTATATTGATACAGATAACTCATTAGAAGATAAAGCAAGATTTATTATGAATTTACAAGGTATGGACTTTGTGAATTTGAAGTATACAATTGATAACATGAAATGTGGTATGCACAAAACAATACAAATTAAATGTCCTGTATGTGGTGAAATCACAGATGTTAAACTAATTGTTGCTGATGAAAATATGTTTACTCATACTTCTATTAAGGAAATCTTGGAACTAATCACACGTATTGCAAAGTATGCAAACTTACAGATTACTGATGATTGGCCTTGGATGGAAGTAGAAATTGAACAAGAAATTGTCAATAAGATGATTCAAGATGAAAATGCTGAAACACAGAAGGAAATTAACAAAGCTAAGTCACAAGCAAACGCTCACACTCCTTCAACAAGCAGTGTTAAACATCCAAAAATTTAATAAGCACATTAAATATTGGAAAAAAACAAATCCATGGAAAGTGGATTTGTTTTTATTTTCTTATATTTTATCTTAGAAACAAACAATAACATATTTAGAGGATTTTTATGAGTGAAGTAGATTTAGAAAAACTAAAAGCAGATAAATCAGATGGTTATATTAACAATGCCTATTTGAGAGAGTTAATTCGTAAATACAATGAAATGAATTATCAAGATGATGGGTCATGGTGTGCAGAATATCTAAGCAAATTAGAGAATTCATATAACACAAATAAGATTAAGAAAGATAAGTATGACCGTTGTAAGAAGTTTATTTTGAATAAAGTCAAGCATATCAATAAGTTAAGAAAAGATTATTATTCTGTTTGGACTCCTGAAGCAAGAAGAAAATATGATAGTGAATTCAATATTGTAAAAGCAAATCTTTGTGAAGCATTTGTTAAGATTATTGATGGTCGTGTAATATCATTTAAGTTGGTTGCAAGTAAGGATCCAGAAGATATTAATGATATTAAGCAGAATGCATTAATGACTTTATTTAGATATATTAACCGTTATGATACAGAAGCAAATTCATCAGCATTCGCATACACTACACAAGTTGTGACTAATTCTATTCGTATGGATTTAAAGGAACAGAAGAAGATTGCATCAAGAGAAATTGCTGGATTGGATTTCTATAACAATATCAATACCTTAGATGACCCTATGGATGGTGAAGGTAATATAGCATACGATTAGTTGCGCAGAAAGCGCTTTCTGGGCTTAAATAAAGAAGAGGATGATAAAACTATCATCCTCTATTATTTTATATTCTGAGAGCGTTTTAAGCGGTTTTAACCTTTTGTGAACTACTTTGAGCAGAAGCGTGTTGCCGTTGAGCACTCTTTGCTGCAGCGGCTGCAGCAGCGGCTTCACCACCTCTACCTCTATTATATTGATTACCACTACGTCCACCATCTCTAGTTGCTTGTTTTCTATCGAGACTTTCTTTAATTCCATCAGAAGTCATAACTTCTTGAGTGACATTTCTTTCTCTATAGATTTCATTTCCACCTTGCTGGATAGACTGATAGATTTGAGTATCACCATTGATAGTTTCAACAACTAAGCCATCATGTGCTCTAGATTCTTTTAATTTATTTTTATCATCTGCCATATAGATAGTATCATTATCTTTTAGTTTATAATACTTTTGACCATCTTTAGTCTTATAAAGAGTACCAGTATCATTTTCAACTTTGATATTACCATATTGGTCTTCAGATATTTGTGTCTTACCATCAGATTTTGGTTCTTTCTTAGGTTCAGACTGAGCAACTTGAGTAGCTTCTTGTTTTGGTTGTTTCTTTTCTTCAGATTTCTTTGGTTCAGTCTTAGCTACTTGAGTATCTTGCTGTTTTGGTTGATTTTCATGTTTCTGTTCTACAGGTTTTGTATTAACAGCAACATCTTCAGATTTATTTCTCTGTTCAGCAGCAAGTCTTGCCTTAGCAGCAGCGTCAGCAGCAGATTGACCACCAGTAGATTGAGATGCTGGAGTAGAAACATCTGCACTTCTTGATTGAGCTATATCTTTATTTGGTGTATAGTCAGTCTTAGCAACAGCAGTTTCTTCTGCAGTTGAGTAATGAGTATCTTTATTTGCAACTCTTGCATCATGACGTTCTTTAAGACCTTCCCAATCCTTCTGATTGACAATACCTTGAGCAGCGGCTCTTTCAGATTCAGTATAACCTGCTTTATAAGTCTTATCATAACGAGGTTTACCATTATCTAATTGACCTCTCATCATTCTATAAGCAAGTTCATCAATTCTATCATCACCAGATAGTTTATTCAAATCTACAGGATTTGTAGCGGCAGTTTCTTTAGTCTTAGATTGGCTAGCCTTAATATCTACATTATCCAATACAATTTCTTGATCATTATTTGTTTCTTGTTTATCTGCAGCAGGAGTCTGAACTTGTTCAGTCTTAGAGTCTTGTTCCATTTTAGTTTTCTGAGCATTAAGAGCTTTAGCATAAGCATCTTCAGCTGATGCTCCACCTGTAGAATTATGATCATCAGAATTACCAGTATTAGGTTCTTGATGAGGAGTTGTATATTCTTCAGCAATATCTTTAGTTGTACTATTTGGAGCTTCTGATTCTTGTGGTAATGAAACATTATGTTCATTTGGATCAATATTACATGCCATTTCTTTAGAATACATGTAAGCAAATGATAATGACCATTGTAAGATATTATCAGATTCATAATCTAATTGATAATTATCATATTTGACTAATTTCAAATAACGATAATCATAACGATAGACTATTCTATTAAAATTATTATCATATACATCTATCAATAATTGATAGATATTATTTTCTTTATAAAACCATTTTTCATCATTGAAATCAAATGTATATGATAACATTTGAGAAACAATCTTACCAATATTTAGATTTGTATCTTCTTGTAATGTAATAGTAAGATCATCTATTTCCCAATCAGGAATTAAGAATGCATAAGAGTTATTACCTACTTGTTGAACTTCTTTTTTGAATTTAGCAACAGGAGGTTGAAAAGAAATACATGATTTTAGAACAGTATACTCAGTATCTGTTTCTCTCCATTTTAGACTAACAATAAATGAGTCAGCTAATTTAATGGACAAATCATGTGAAAATACATTTAAACTCATGCTGTCTTAGTTCCTGGTGTTCTTACAATTGTTTTACCCTTTTCAGACATATAATCAAGTCTATTCCAAGACATTGTTGCACCAGTCTTAGCATTAGTTGATTTATATGTAGAGCCTTTATCATTCTTATGTTTATCAACGAAGTCATTACCCAAATAACCATTATTTTGTTGTAGAGAATCAATTGCTTCTTTCTTATTCTTTCTCAAGTTTTCAGCAACATTCTTCATAGTACCTTCACCACCATAAATCATGTGGGTTAGACCCATCTGAGCATTTTGGTTCATATTATCGATAACATCTTCAATATTTTTATCCTTGAATGTTTTTTGCATCTTATTAGCCATATCATCTAAGACTAAGTTATTTAGCTTGTCTGCTGATGCTTGGTCTAATACGATAGAGTTATTACCAAACTTTTCATCCTTCAATGCGTTATTAGCAGCAGTTAAGTTAGCGAATGTGATTTCTTCACCAGCCTTATACTTCTTACCATCAATAACTATATCTTTCTTAACCTTGAATTTGATTGGTCCAACTTTATCAGCACCCAATGTTTTCAACTTTTCATAAGTATTACCATAACCGTAGTTCATCTGAGTTGGGTTATACTTCTTACTATCAAATGGGTTAGAATATACTTGGTTATCATTACCTTCTTTTCTAGAGTGACCGTTAGTAGCCTTACCAGAAATTTCATTCTTAAGCAATTCACGTAGATATGCTTTTTGTTCAGCTTCAGTCATCTGTGAATACTTCTTATTATTAATTGGAGAAGGAGCAGGTTTAACTGGTTTCTGATCTTGTTGTTGCTGAGGTTCTGGTGTTTGAGCAGGACTATTCTGTGGATTTGGATCACCACCACTTGGAGGTATTGACAATGGAGCTTCAATCTTACTTGCTGGATTGTATAATGAATCTAAGAACTTGTTCCATTCATCTTCAGAAACACCTTCATCTACAGATGAACCAATCATATTCAAGTCTTGTTTTATATTAGGCTGTGGTGCCCAATATGGTAATTCATATAGACCACTTTGATCTTCTTTAGTAATATCACGAACGGAACGAACAACATAAGTAGCACTCAAATCCATCTTATTTGAACCTCCTCCGGCATTCTGCCATTGTGGTGAATTGAAACTATATATTGCAATAACATATTCAGTCACATGAATCACATTTCTTAATGTGTCATCATATTCAGTTACATTTATTACTTCTTCAATTGGATTGTTTGGCCAATTTAACATTGCTGTTAAATGTTGCAAGACTTTCATATCATCCGTTTCAACAAATGTTATTTCTAATTCTTGGTCTCCAAATTCGAAAAATGGTAGAACGATTTGGGTGTTTCCAAATCTTTTTCTACCATCTGAAGCATTTATAGAAATACTTGGTAATTTAATATCTTTAACTAATCTAGATAAACTAGGGTTAGCTAAGAAATCCACCTTAAATCTATAACTGAAA